GAAATTTGGAGAATCGAAAAGAGATACGACACCTAAAAACTTGTTAAGGTCCCACAGTCCAAATTCTACATCAAAAGTTTCCTCTACAGTTGCTTCAACCATTACATTCTTAACTGGGGAAATTGTCGAAATTGTATTTCCCGGTTGAATAAGAATGTTTGAATTTATTGTTGAGAAATTCTTAAGAATCTCCAACGTCTTCTTAGATAGAGTTACTTCACTCATTGTTGCTTCCATTATATAATCCTTGTTTAATTAATATCATAGTGATCGGCATAATCATCCCAATCAAAATCACCATCAGCAATACTTTTAAGGTTTAACTTATCATTCCTTCGTTTTGATTTTCTTTTTTCCCTTTTGAGTCCTTTACCTTTTTTTAACTCAAAATCTTGTTGAAAATCAGTTTCTTTTTGATCATTTTTGTTATTATTTTCCATGAAAAATCTCCGATAATCTCCTTTTAAAAATCTTCAATATAGTTCATTAAATTTTTAAGACGATACTCTATAAAATACGGTAGTAATTTGCTTTTATCGCCCTTTGGTTCTTTCTCAAATTGAGAATTAATACTCTCCACTATATTATCAGGAATATAGTTTAAATCAATCAATACTTTATTTCTTTCCCAATTAGGATAATCTTCCAAATAAGATCCACGTTCAATGCTAGAATTTATCAATTCCATTTTTTTCTTCGTTACACTTTTTTGTCTCTTATTTTCATTAATAAAAGAATCATCGTCGGACAAAATATTAGGAATACCATCTGACGAATCTCCTCTAATTATGTGTTCAAGAAGAAATGATTTTGGGTTATCACATTCTAGAAATTTTTTCTTGAGCGGGCTGTACTGTTTCACGTTAGGAAAAATTTGCAACTGTTGAAAATCTTTATCGTCTGAAACAATAATGATTTCTTCTTTGCTGTAATTACTCTTACAGAGGGACGCAATGATATCATCGGCTTCCGCTCCCTCCACTCGAATACTTTTATATGGAAAGATTTCCTCCACCTCTGTTCTAATCTTTTCCATTATGGAATGTATTTCATCCCAATTCAAATCAGATTCGTTTCTTTTCTTTCTTCTATTTGCCTTATATGCTGGAAAATATTTCTTTCTCCAAGACTTTCCGCCTTCATTGCAAATAACAAAATCACCATATGAATGAAATTTCTTTCTATACATTCTATATGTGTTAAGAATCAAATGACGAAGCAAATCTTCATCTACCATCCCATTTGAACTGTGATTTAATGTCTGAAACATATTAGATATTATTATTTGATTATTATCAATCAAAATCATTTAGTATTCTACCCATTGTAAATTAGAACCCGCATCAATATAAGTGTATAACTTCCCACTAGAAGTATCTAACCACCGATCTCCCTCGTTGGGATTTATATGCGGGTTGAGTCCAGATGAATATTTGACGTTGTGAGTCACCTCTTCCCAAATGTCACTTTGGTTGGGGGACAGTCCTTCAACATCATTATTTGCTATAAATGTTTTTCCTGCAAATCTAACACGATCTCCTTTATGATACCTTGAAGGAGAACCATTTGCTGAAAAAGATTTATACTTTTTAATACTACTCATACTATTATTTATTTCTTTTTTACTTTATCGAAAGCAACCTGAGTAGATCCGATTTTATTCTTTCTAGTATTTTTCTTTGGCATTTTCTTCTTAGTAGATCTTTTGGTGATAGCATCTGCAAAGATCTTAATATGAATGTCAGCGTGTTGCCTCATCCATTCTCTGTCATCTTTGTTTCTATTAGATTGTTGGAAAAAAACCTTTTCAATGATAAATTCATATTTTGATTCTTTATTCCAATATATCTGAATACGAAGATCTTTTCCTCTCTCGAAAGAGGGATAATCAACTTTAGGTGCAAGTTTATAAACACGAACAGAGAGTTTAGGACATATCAATTCAAGTGCTGATTTCAAATATTGTTCATAAGACATATTTGATTTGGAACTAATTCCACTTGACCATCTTTTTTCTTTTTTAATCATGGTTTCCTAAAAACGAATATAGGTTCATACTTCATGTATTTACCGTTTACTTGACAGAAATTTTTACATTTAGGCTTTCCGTCTTCACCTACTCTATTTTGTCCCGGCATTCCTTCTAATGCCATCTTTATGGTGTATTCATATATCATACCAAATGATTCAAGAATGTCAACACTGTCTTGTTCGATTGGAAGGTATTTCCCACCCACCAGTACATCCGCCACATTCCACAACAAATATCTTTCAGATTTCAACCACTCCACACATGTCTCTA